TCGCGACCCGCCTCTCCGCGAAGGTAGAGGCGGGGTTCTCGGCTGTCGTGGGCTTTTCCACGCGCGTGGTCGAGCTGAAAACCGGCTACGAGCGCCGCAACGCCAACTGGCTCAATCCCAAGCGCCGCTTTACCGCACGCACCGCAGGCTGGACGCCCGACATGCGCGCCGAGTTGCTGAACCTCGCACACGCGGCCCGTGGCTCGCTCTACGGCTTTCTGTTCAAGGACTGGAACGACTACAGCGTCACCGCGCAGTCGCTCGGCACCGCACCGTCCGGTTCCACGCCCGTGCAGTTGGTCAAGACCTACACCTACGGCTCGGAAACCTACACCCGCACGATCACCAAGCCCGTCGCCTCCACGGTCACGGTCTACCAGAACGGTGTCGCCAAGGCGGGCTCGCTGGACGAAACCACCGGGCTGTTCACGCCGACGACCGCATGGACGGCCGGGGCTGCCTTGACGTGGACCGGCGAGTTCCTGGTGCCCGTGCGTTTCGCCTCGGACGACATCGAGTTCGTCCTGCCGCACCGCGACATCGCGGAAGTGGTCTGCGAGCTGGTCGAGGTGTTCGGTGAGTAAGACCATCCCGGTCGCACTCGACACCCACAAGGCGCAGTCCAGCACGACCCTGACCGACCTGTTGCTGCTCGGTCCGCTGGACGACGGCACCTATCGCGGCATGACGCTGCTGGATGCCGATGTCGCGTATGACGACACAGGCGGCCTGATTGCGCCGACCCGCACCGCCGGCAGCGTGACCTACAAGGCGCGCACGGGCATGGAGCTGTCCGCGCTGGAATCCACGGCCGATCTCGGCGTGGACAACGCGGAAGCCAACACGCTCCTGCCGATTGCCGGGTTCGAGGTCGAGGGCATCACGCAGGCGCAGATCGACGCGGGCGCGCTCGATAAAACCCCCTTCGTCGTTTACCGGGTCAACTACCAGAGCCTCACCGCCGGCTCCCATGAGGTCGTCGCCTCGGGGACCGTGGGCGAGGTCCGCCAGAAGGTCGGCGGGCTGACGGTGATCGAGCTGCGCTCGTTGTCCCAACAGCTCAAGCAGTCGATTGTCGAATTGGATTCGCTGTCCTGCCGCGCCAAGTTCGGCTCGCAGGTGGGCGAGGAACGCTTCCCCTGCGGCTTCGACCTGACGGCGGAATGGGTCAGCGGCACGGTGCTGGCGGTGGGCACGGAAACCGACCGCGAGTTCGCCGATACCGGACTCACGCAGGACGACGACTACTTCGCGCCCGGCCTCGTGGAATGGTTGACCGGCAACAACGCCGGCCAGCAGACCGAGGTCGAGGCGTTCGGATCGGGCACGGTCACGCTGCTGTTCCCGACCGTCAACCCGATCCTCCTCGGGGATACGTACCGCATCCGCCGCGAATGCACGAAGTTGCATTACGGCCACAACGGCTGTCGCGAGTTTTGGGGCAGCAACTGGACGCTGCATTTCCGGGGCGAGCCGCATATCCCGATTGGCGATACGGGCGCGCTCAACACCCCCGGAGCCGGCACCTCGCAGACCAGCCTCAACGGCACGGGCGAGGTCGTCACCACGCCGTCTTCCGGTGGTGGTACGGACAGCGGCTCGGGCTATCCGGTCCCCGATGGCGGCAACACCTCCACCACGCGCACGCGCGGCGCGACGGTGTTGGACCCGGTGGCCTATGGAGCCGATCCCACGGGCGCCACGGACTCCACGGCAGCGTTCAATGCGGCGTTCGCCGCGCTGCCGGGCGATGGCGGCACCATCCGGCCCTCGGCGGGCACGTACAAGATCAATCCGAACACCAGCATCCAGCCGGTCAGCTACTCGTTCCTCGACCTGCTGACCCACGATGTCACGCTGGATGAAAGCTACACCGCGACCGACCACAAGTATGGGTTGTTGATCCAAGGCATCACGCAGTTCGAGGTCGCGGGCGGAAAGATCATCGGCTACCGCAACAAGGGCGCGGTCCCGTCCGGCACGACGGCCGAATGGGGCCACTGCATCGCTTGCTACACCTCGACCTTCATCACCATCCGTGACATCACGCTCCGCGATGCGATGGGCGACGGCATCTCCATCGGCGGCAGCGACGACGTGGCGATCGACAACGTGATCTCCACCAACAACCGCCGACAGGGCCTGTCGATCGTCAACGGCTCGCGCATCGATGTCACCGACTCGGAGTTCAGTCACACCAACGGCACCTCGCCCGAGTGCGGCATCGACATCGAGCCGGAGAACGGCAACACCTGCGACAGCATCAACATCAAGAATTGCCGCCTGACCCGGAACCACAAGTACGGCCTGAACGTCCTCATGCGCGGCACGGTAACGGGCGCGACGATCAGCAACATCACGATCGACGGCTGCACCATCGACTACCAGGACAGCAACGGCGTCGTGTTCCACGGCGGTAGCGGGGTGGACTTCACCAACAACACCGTGCGCCTCAACAGCGCGACGGGCGTGCGGCAGGAAGGCACCAACAGCCTGACGATCTCGGGCAACACGTTCGAGAACAACTACACCCGCGACGGCACGGTCACGGACGGCACCTTCCAGAGCATCACCGGCACCACGGGCGTCCCGGCGGGCGACCTGCTCATCTCCAGCGCAGGCACCGGCCTGAGCGTCCTGACGAACACCTACTACAAACGCTGATGCCTCGACTGATCCCGCGACTGTCCGCTGCGGAGCGGACGGCGTTCATTGCGGCTGCGCGTTCGCATCTGGAGGTGCCCTTCAAGCACCGTGGGCGCTCATCCAGAGGATTGGACTGTCTCGGGCTTGTGGCAGTGAGCTTGGCGGCCATCGGCTACGCGCCGCAGCAGGACGAGCGTCTTTACGGGCGGCATCCCGAGCCGGATGGAGAAAAGCTGCGCGCGTCTCTGTGCGAGCATTTCGGCGACCAGATCGCGCTCGACCGCACAGCCCCCGGTTGCGTGGTTTACATGCGCTGGCACAAGCGACCCAACCACGTCGCCATCATCGGCGACTACTACCTCGGCGGCCTGTCGCTCATTCACGCACTCTGGGAGTCGGATCGCGTTGTTGAGACGCGACTGGCTGGCCCGTGGCCTCGCCGCATCCTCGGAGCGTGGCGTCCATGAGCGGCAGCACCATTGGTGGTGTCGTTGGCGGCGTCATTGGCGCGTACTTCGGCAACGCCCAGCTCGGATGGATGATCGGCTCCGCCATCGGCGGCTATGTTGATCCTGATGTCATCAAGGGGCCGCGTCTCAAGGACGCGCAGGTCCAGACCTCACAGGAGGGCGTGCCGCGCCCCATCGTGTTCGGCACGGCGGTCGTCGCGGGCAACGTCATCCAGCGTGGCCCGCTGATTGAGCACAAGCACAAGGAGCGCACGGGCAAGGGCGGTCCCGAGCAGGTCACGTACACCTACACACGCACCTATGCCATCCGCGTGTGCGAAGGCCCGATTGCCGGCATCCGCCGCATCTGGCGCGACGACAAGCTGATCTATGACGTGCGCGATCCGTCCACGCCGGACGACGGCACCGACCCGTCCGTGTGGCAGGCGGCGGCGATGGCCTTGGCCGGTGACACGCAGAGCTGGGCCTCCAAGCTCACCATCTACCTCGGCGACGAAACGCAGCTCCCCGATCCGACGCTGGAAGCCCTGCCTGCGGAACTGGGCGGTGGCGCGGGGGACGTGCCGGCCTATCGCGGCTCGGCGTATGTCGTCATTGCAAACGACGACCTGACCGACCGGCAGGGCACGCTCCCGCAGTACCGCTTCGAGGTGGTCTCCTGCGGCGACACCGTGACCATCCCCGGCGAGGACCCGCCGTGGATCCATAGCTTCACGGGGACCACGCAGTCCATCTTCGACATCGGCGCAGACCAGACCGGCACCTTCATGGTGTCGGGTTGGAACGACAACCTGCGCATCACCACGAACGGCAGCTTCTGGTCCGGCGTGGATTACAGCGGGACGGGGATCAGCACCAGCCTCGCGATCGCGGACATCTGGAACGACGGTGGCTGGTACTTCGCCGTCAACCAGACCGTGGCCTCGCCGTCCAGCGGGCGGACGTGGGACACGACGATCATCCCCGCGTACCCCATCCATCCCCAATCGGTGGGCAAGGTCGCCGGCACGTATTGGGCCGGCGTCCATGACGTGGTGGGCACGACCAAGGTGTTCCAGCCGCGCGACACCGTGGGCAGCACCGTGATCGACTACGGGGCCAACTACGGCATCCCGGAGTGCATTTCCGATACGTCGGCGGGCGAAATCCTGCTCTGCACGACGACGGGCAAGATCCTGAAGTCGGGCGTGGTCGTCCACGACACGGGCGGCGTCGTGATTGTCACGCAGTTCGCGCGCCACGGCACCACCATCGTGGGGGCGTTCGGCGGCGGCTACCTGCTGTCCACCGACGACGGCGCGACGTGGACGACAGGCACCGGCCCCGCCCTCGACGGCGTGGCCTATTCGTCCCACTGGTACGGCGTGACGAACGAGGGCATCTACGCGACCGACGACCCGGCCGGCACCTGGACGCTGGTGGATGACTATTTCGCCGGAAACGGAGGGGGCTCCTACATCTGCGCCTCCGAAAACGGCGCGGTCCTCGCCACCACGCAGGACGGCAAGACCGCCTACCTGCCGGCCTACCGCACGGTGCCGGACGCGCCCAGCTTCCAGGTGGACGACAGCGGCAACCTCTACGGCCCCGACCGCACGGGCATCGCGCCGTGTGGGGACATCACCGTCGCCGACGTGGTGGAAAGCCTGTGCTCGCGCGTGGGCATCACGGCGGGCCAGATGGATCTCACCCAACTCACCGACGTGGTGCGCGGCGTGGTCATCGGCCGGCAGATGGCCTGCGCCGATGCCATCCGGTCGTTGCAGCAGGGCTACTTCTTCGACTTCCCCGAATGGGACTTGAAGCTGCGCGGCGTCATGCGCGGTGGTGCGGCCCTGTGGACGATCACCAACGACGACCTCGTGTGGTCGGACGACGACGAGGAAACCCGCGCGCAGTCGGTGGAGTTCCCTCGGAAGATCAACTTGGAATCGCCGGACCCCGCGAAGAATTACGAAGCCGTCAAGCAGACGGCCGAACGGCGCACCGAGAACATCAAGGCGCTCGGCGAAACGACCATCGAGCTGCCCATCGTGCAGACGGCGGACGAACGCGCCCGCACCGCCGAGAAGATGCTCAAGATCGCGTGGGAAGAAGCGAACGGGCGCACGCAGTTCCAGTTGCCGGAGGAGTTCACCGCCCTCACGCCGTCCGATCCGTTCACCAAGGACAGCAAGCGGTGGCGTGCGGACAAGGTGGAATACGGCGACGGCGTGGTCAAGGTCGAAGCCGTGCGCGATCGCATCTCGGCCTACACCTCCGCAGCGGTGGGCAACCAGACCGATCCGGGCATCCCGCCGAGCAGTATCCGGGGCCCGACGATCTTCTCGGCGCTGAACCTGCCGTCCCTGCGCACGCAGGACAACACGCCGGGCATGTACGTCGCGGCGAAGGGCCTGCTCCCCGGCTGGATCGGCTGCGACCTGCAACTGTCCGTGGACGACGGCGAGACCTACACCACCGTCCTGCGGATGACCAACCACGCCACGCTGGGCGTGCTGACCGCAGACCAGACAGCCGCGGCCACCACGCTGTCGGTGGACGTGGGAGTGGACACGCTGGAGTCGGCCACGGCATCGCAGGTCGTGGCGGGCGCAAACCTCTACGCCATTCCCAACGCCAACGACACGGCGGAAGTGTCGGCATTCGAGACCGCCACGGAAACCGACACGGGCGAGTACGACCTCAGCACCCTCACGCGACCGAAGCTGGACACGACGGCGGCAGAGCACTACGCGGGCGACCGCTTCGTGCTGCTGGACAGCGCGATCTACTTCCTGCCGATCGACGTGCGGTATGCGGGTCAAACGCTGATTTTCCGGCCCGTCACCTTGGGCACGGCCGCAGAAAACAACGCGACCTTCGAGGTCGTCTATCTGCCGCAGTTCACCAGCGCGCCCACGGTGGACTTCCTCGAAACCGAGCTGGGCGAGGTCATCACGACCGAAACCGGCGAATACCTCCAGTTGGATATCGCTGCATGAAGATTTCTGCACTGACCCCCGTGTCGTCGGTGGACGGCACGGAGCTTTCGCCGTGCAACCAATCCAGCACCACGGTTCGCACGACCCTGCAAGCCATCGCCAACCTGTTCAAAGGAACGCGCGGAACGGCGATTGCTTCGGCATCCAGCATCAGCTTGGGCGCGGCGACCGGCTCCAACCTGCACATCACCGGCACCACGACGATCACCTCGCTCGGCACGGTTGCGGCGGGCGTCGAGCGGAGGGTGATCTTCGACGGCGCGCTGACGCTCACCCACAACGCCACGAGTCTGGTGTTGCCCGGTAACGCCAACATCACCACGGCGGCCGGGGACTCTGCCGTCTTTATCTCGGAAGGTTCGGGCAACTGGCGCTGCGTGTCCTACAACAAGGCGGACGGCACGTCGGTGGGCGCGGCGACCATCGCCAACGATTCGGTCACCTACGCCAAGATGCAGAACGTCTCGGCGACGCAGCGTGTGATCGGCCGCAACACCGCAGGTTCAGGTGACCCCGAGGAGGTGACGTTCGCGCAGTTCATGGAGTGGGTGGGCACGCCCTCCAACGACGACTTCATCCAGCGCAAGTCCGGGGCGTTCACCAACCGCACGGTGACGCAAGTCTCGGCGGACCTGCAAGGCACCGGCCTCATTACCGACGCCGTGGGTTATCGCACCGTTCCGCAGAACAGCCAGAGCGCCGCTTATACGTTGGTCGCCGCCGACTCCGGCAAGCACATCCTCCACCCGTCCGCCGACACCACCGCGCGCACGTTCACCATCCCGGCCAATAGCTCAGTGGCGTATCCGGTGGGCACCGCCCTGACGTTCGTCAACCAGAACGGAGCGGGCTCGATCACCATCGCGATCACCACCGACACCATGCGCCTGGCGGGCGCGGGCACGACAGGCAGCCGCACGCTCGCCGCCAACGGCATCGCCACCGCCCTCAAGGTCACTTCGACCGAGTGGATCATCTCGGGCACGGGGTTGACGTAAATGAGTGCCATCCAGCAAGTGCTGCTAGCCGAGGGCGGCGGTAGCAGCGCCAGCGTGGTCGCCTGCCTGCTGCATTTCGACGGCACCGGCTCCACGTTCGTGGATGAGACAGGCAAGACCTGCACCGCCTCCGGCGGGGCCACGCAGAGTGCGACGCAATCCGTCTTCGGCGGGAAGTCGCTGGACCTGTCGGGATCGGCCGGTCGCGTTGAGGTCGCCGACTCGACGGACTTCGACTTCGGCACGGGCGCATTCCTGATCGAGTGGCGCGAGTACCACACCAGCAACACGGGATTCCAGAACGCCTTTTCGCGCGGCTACAACATCGCGGGAGGCATGTTCTTCCAGTCCGCCAGCAGCGGCGCCAGCACGCGCGCCCTGTATTTCGTGGATTCGGGCGGCACAGCCCAAAGCATCACCACGGCGGTCTCTTACGGCACCCTGAATACTTGGGCCGCTTGGGCGATCCAGCGCGATGCAACGGGAGTGGTGCGTATTTTCAGGGACGGCACGCAGTTGGCGTCCGGCGGGCCGTCCACCAACTCACAGCTCAGCCTCGGCCTGCGCGCCCCATTCGTGATCGGCGCCGACAATGCATCGTCGTTCTGGCTGCATGGCTACATTGACGAGTTCCGCGTGCAGAAGGGCGTGGCGCCGTATACGTCGAGCGGCTACACCCCGGCCTCAAGTGCGTTCACGTATCCATAAGCGGTTGTAGCTTCGGCCGCCGCACCCACGCCTCGATGGTGTGGTACGACAGCGCGGACAAGGCGACGGACGCGACCAGCGTCACCGGCAACACGACCTGCCACGATTGTCCGTCCAGCAGGCGCGCGATCGGGTAGTGCCAGAGATAGATCCCATAAGACAGCTTGCCGAGGTAGGTCATCACCCGCGATTCCAGCCACGCGGGATGCTCGCCGATGATGGCGAACGCGGCGGCGATCTCGACCGTCGTGATGCCCGGCCCCTGTGCGTACTCGCCCTTCCACGGCAGGTAGAAGGCGACGAACGCCAGCGCCACCAATGCGGGCCATGCGGGGAACTTCTGACGCGGGAAGTGCGCGAGCAGGCAGCCCAGCACCAGCCCCGACAGGCGCATGTCAAACCGCGTGTAGAACGCATCCCAGCCGTGCGCCTGTAGGCGCCAGACGGTCGCCGCGACAAACCCCCACGCCAATGCCTTCACGCTCGGCCGGAAGCGATAGAACACCAGCGGCCACAGCAGGTAAAAATGCTCCTCGACCGCCAGGCTCCACGTGTGGCCGAGATAGTCCGGCATCGCCCAGAACGTCTTGGCGTAGTCGGACAGGTACAGGATCGACAGCCCCGCCTCGATGTAGTGCGGGTAATTCGGCACGACGACGTAGAACACCGTCAGGTACACGGCCAGCATGACGGCCAGAGGCGGCGTCAGCCGGCGCAGGCGGCGGATGTAGAACTGCCGGAGGGTTGGCTGCGTCTCAGCCAGCAGCCGCGTGATGAGGTAGCCGGACAGGACGAAGAACACGTCCACGCCGATGAACCCGCCGCGCGCCCAGCCGGCCCCGGAATGGCAGCACACCACCGCGAGGACCGCGAGGGTGCGCAGGCCATCCAAGCCGGGGATGTATTGCATCGCCCGGAGGCCGTCAATGGCCGGGAGGTGTTTCATGCGTTGTCTCCCCAACACCCTATCGCACTGTATCCCATTGATTCGGTTAGACGGAAATTGGCGGTTTTGGCGGCCGTAAAATCAGCCAGTTTCCCTTTCGATTCATGCGTTTGGCGGTGACTGCAACGCTGCCTGGGGGGCAGAGGGTCGTCGGTTCGAATCCGGCTACCCCGACCAAATTTCCAATATCTTTCAGCAGGTTACGGGCGCAACGCCTGTGGATAAAATCGCCTGCACCCTATTTCCACCCTATTACCACCCTATCGCGGCAGCAAAATGCCGACCGCGACCTCCTGCCACGGGGCTTCGTGCCCCTCCAGATAGACCTCGGTCATGGCGGCGCTGCTGTGCCCCATAAGCGCCTGGACCTGTTCCAGCGTCCACCCGGCATCCTTGAGCAGCGCGCCGCCGAGGCTACGTACCTCATGAAACGTGGGCGGGTTGTCGCCCTCAATGCCAGCTTCGTCGCGCGCATCGGCGAACGCCCGCGATAGCTGCTCGGGCAGGACTTGCGTGTGATGGCTTCGGTCCTTGGCGCGCATGTGGCTTGGGCGCGCTTTCCCTGGCAACCGGTGGATCAGGTAGGGCGACAGCACGGAATCACGGCAGCGGGCAATCAGGGCCGCCAGCTCATCGTTCACGGTGATTTTCAGCCGCACGCCCGTGGACCCTTCGGTCTTGCTCGGGACGACGCACAGCGCCCCGCCACGCTCGTCCGAGAATCGCAGAGACACCACGTCCTCGCGCCGCAGCAGCGTCAGCAGGGACAGATCCATCGCGTTCTGCACCCATGCGGGCGCTTTGGCGTGGATCGCCTTGTACGTTTCCAGTGTCAGCCGCTCGCGCTGGCGTTCGTGGGTGAACTTGCGGGTCGCCAAGGCCACGTTGGTGTCGGCCCAGCCTTCCTCCACCGCGCAGGCGAGAATCCAGCCCAGCACGAGCCGGAACTGTTGCCGCGCTCGGGGCGATTCGGTGACGCCCCGGATGAAGGTGGCGCAGTCCTTGACGGTCAGCGTCGCGACGGTGCGATCCCCCAGCCCCTTCTCAATGCGCTGGATGACGCTTTCATAGACCTCGGCGGTCTTGGGTGCCCACTTGCGGCCCGGCACGTCATCGCGGCGGAACACGGTGATCGCATCCGCCACCGTCTCCTGTGCGCCCGTCACCCGCTCCACAAGGTCGCCGCTCGTCACCAGCAGGGCATTGAGCTTCTTGGCCGCGGCGAATGCCTTGGCCTTGTCCTGCCCCATCCACGTCTCTTTCCGCGTCACCGGATGCCGGTACTTGAACCCGCCCCGGTTGGGGTAGAGGTTGTCCGGCCAGCCGGCGCGGGCTTTGGATCGGGCGCGTCCCATTGCCATACGTTAACTCGCTTCCAACACCCGCTTCACCAGCTCATCGTCCTCGGCCAGCCAGGCGTGGACGTCCACGAACCACTGGCCGCCGACCTTGCGCCCCGGCACCTTGCCGTCGCGCAGCCAACGCTGCACCGTGATCTCAGCGGGGCGGCTGGCCTCGTCGAAATACTTGTCGACCCAAGCGTCGGCCTTGAGCAGTCTCATCCTGCCATCCAGACGTGGGCGTGGTGGGTCATCACCAGTAGTTCGCGGTCAGGTGAATGGAATAGCTGCACTTGTGGCGCTCTGCGATGCCGCGCAGCCATTCCTCAAGCTCGTTCTTCACCTGCTCGGCCTCACTCCATGTCACGGTCTCGCCGTAGCCGTAGGTCAGATAGTCGTGCGCGACGATGGAGCCTTCGGGCGCGCTGATCTGGTAGCCGTCGTCATAGCTGTCCTTCATGACGAGCAGGCTGTAATTGCGCTGGCCGATCTTTAGGTTGTCGTCGGACGTGATGCCGGCCTCGTCCAGAATCGCGCGATAGGTCTTGCGGGCGAGGTCGTCCGGAATCAGGACGCCAAGAATCATTGCGTTCGGGTGTGTGCTCACGTCCTCTCCTTCGCCTCCGGGGTGGGGCGGGTCTTGCGCGGCTTGCGCATGGGCAAGGCCTGCCAGCGGTAGCCGCAGCAGCGGCAGGTGTGGTCGATGTGGTCGCGGTGCGTGGTGGCGAGGTACGACAACGCGCTTGCGTAGCGGTTTTCGGGTCGCGCGTACTTGTTGGTGTCGAGGTGCCACGTTGAGCCAGCCGCCCGGAAAACGCGGTAGATGTCGCTGTGTCCGCACTTCTCGCACGGCAGCTCGCAAGGCTTCACTGGTGCGCTCATCTCACTCCCCACCAGGCACGGGAACCAGCGACTCCACCAAATCTTCTGCGCAATCTTCCAGCGAATGCGCACGCCCCTCTAGGAAGGACTGTGTCGTGTCCATCCGCTTCGCTTGGTTCATCCACGCTGCCGACAGCCCCTTCACCCGTTCCTCCATCCCCCGCAACCGCTCGTAATCGGCGAGTGCGACTAGGGCCTCTTCCAGCTCGGTGGCGCATATCCAAAACGCCGCAGACTCTTTTCTGGCCTGCTCGCGCCATTTCGCGGGGAGGTTCCGCAGGCGCTCGATATTTGTCATGGACGGTCCCCAGCGATAGCCTCGGCTTCCTCTTGCGACAACCCCCAGCCGACGCACTTCAGCGGATCAAGGCCCAATGGCGTTAGATACGACGGCAGCGTGTCCGGCACGTTCGTGCAGTTCCAGAACCACCACTGATCGCAGATGGATTGCGGCGTGGCGACTTGGTAGGTGATGCCAAGCTGCCGCATGACGGTTTGCGCGTGGCGCATTTCCCCGTCCAAGTTTGCGCTGTGCAGGTCATAGCGCAGGTGGATTTTGTCGCTCATGGGCGGCCCTTAAGGGCGGCGTCGATGGCGGCGTCTAGCTGTTCGCCGTCGAGGTACAAATACGAGAAGCCATCGCGCGCCCCGTAGTCCTTGCGCTGCCTTACGGCCAGCTCGACAGGCGGGTCGTCGTGCAGGAACCGATACCGTTCCGCATCCCGCCCATCCCGCTCCCGCTGGGCCGCGAGTTGGGATTCGGCGGCTTTGCAGTCGTGCATCCAATCGGCCGCATCCTCCCGCGCCTCCGCAAGCTGACGCTCCAAGCTGACGATATAGGCATGGATGGTGGACAGGTCTGCGCGGCAAGCTTGCACGGTCGCCGAATGATCAGGCACGGTCAGCAGGCCGCGTGCCGGATCGAGCAGCGCATCCATGCGCGTGAAAGCATCGGCAACCTCGGCTACTTCGGCGGGGGTGTCAGTCGGGCCGTTCGTGCCCACCGGGCCGAACCCTTGCAAGTCCTTAGCGCGCATTGCCTTCCCCCTGGTCCTGCGCGGCGGCCTGTGCGAATAGCTTTTGGCACGCTCGCGCCTTGCAGCGTGCCGGTTGCGCTACGTCGCGCGCGATACCGGCGTCTCGCACGTTGAGGTAGCTGCTGCACGCCGCTGTGCCGTCGGGTCGCAGGGCGCGGTAGACGAGCCTCGAAAGCCCCTCTGACAAGATGCCTGCACGGATTTCAGCCACGGCCGCCTCCCTGGTCCTGCGCGGCGCGGATCGCGTTGCATTTCAGACACAACTCGCCGGACTGCACGTAGCGGTTCCGCGCGTCCACCCATTCGTGCTCGCACACCCCGCTCGGCCCGCTGGCGAGGGCGGCTTCTAGCCATTCACGGATTAGCTTGCGCAGCGTGTTGTCGCCGAAAATGAAGAAGCAGTCGTACCCGCGCATCGCCTTGAACGCCCGCTCGACCATCGCCTCAGACACCCCCGGCGCGCGCTGCGGGGTGGCTCGCTCCCCCAATCCATCGCAGTCGGGGCAGCGCGCTTTCGGATCGGAGAAGGCGTATCCCCCCAGCGTCAGGTCTACTGTCCCGACGCCACCGCAGGTTTCGCACTCATCGGCCTCCCCGCCCTGCACCTGCGGGCTGGCAACGTCGTGTGTGTCGCAAAGGCCGGGGTTCCACTTGCAGTCCTCACACCCCTCCGGCGCGGCCTGCGGGCTGGCGGTGAGGGCGGCAGCAGCAGCGTTCGCGGCTTGCTGGATAAGCTCGATGTAGGACGGGCCACCTTCCTCTGCCGGCTCATCCCACTGCACGGTGTTGTGGTAGGCGTCGCCCGCGCTCTCTAGCGCCTGCAAAATAGCGTCGATCAACGGGCTTCCGGTGCCGCTGAAACTCAGGTATCCGCTCATCGGATCGCCTCCAATACAGCGACGTGGGCCGCCTGGTGGGGTGGTCATGGGGTGGCTCCGATGTTGGCGAGGGCTGCCGTCAGGCGCTCATCGGCTTGCTCGTGGCGGATGAGGCTTGCCGGACTGCCATCATTGGCGAACGCTTGAAGGGCCGCGCGGTATTCCTTGACTGCCGCGACTAGCTCGGCCACGGCCTTTTCCGCTGCGTCAGACCGCGCGCGCCATTTCTCAAGCGCCGTTTCATCGAACAGATGAGCCTCGCGCCAGAGTTCCGCTCGATCGGCGTTCGTGCGCATCACGCCAAGCACGTTCACGGCATCCTTCCCACTCATGGCGACTGCGGCTCCTTGAGGTTGGCGGAGGTGGCGAGGGCGGCGAGTTGCGCTTCTGCGGCGGCCAATTCTTCGCGCCGCTTGGCAACCGCATCGGCGGCGTTTTTGAGGGCGTGCTGATCCATGCGCTGCGCAAGATCGGCGGGGAACTCGACGCCGTATTTGGCTGCCGACTTCCTCAGGTCCGTCCACTTCCAAACAAATTCCGTTGTCTGCATCGCCGTTTCGATGCGTGCGCGAATCTCCGCCGCCGCCTGCGCAATGGCCTCGTCCTCTGACGTGCAAGGGGCCGCATCGGTCCACCCGCCACTACCGTCGTAGTAGCGGTTCATCCGCCACAGCAGATCGCCATTGCTGCGTCCAAACAGGCACAGCAGGCGAACGTCACGGTTGCGGCCTTCGGGGTCTATGAACTTGTCTAACGGCACAACCTCGACGGCGCTCCCGTACTCTTGGGTGACGACGAAGTGCGTGATGCGTTTCTCGACGAAGTCCTCGACGCGCTCTAGCGCCTTAAACTGCGCCAGTTTCTTGAGGCGCGTTGTGTGGGCCACCTCGGCGTCACGCAGCTCACGTTGCGAGTCCATGATCTGCTGCCGCAATTCACCGGCCCTTGCCTGCAAGGCTTCGACCTCGGCGTGCAGCTTGGCGGTAGGCGGCTCACGACAGACCGTGCCCACCACCTCGGGGTTGCCGGCGTGGTCGCCATAGTCGGTCTCGTAGATCGGCGCGATGACGTGTCGCTGATGACCAGCAGGGCTGACGTACTCGGCCTCACGACCATCGAGCAGGAACACTCGCTCGCCGGACTGAAATTCCTCATTGCGCTCCATGTGCGTTCCTCAGGCGGCTTGGGTTAGAAGGAAGGCCGGGTTGTATTTCTTCAGGCACACCCACAACCGCAGGGCGGCCTCGAACGTCTGCCAGCCTTCGGCGATGTCCTCCTCGCTCCACTTGTGCGAGGCGACCTTGCCCGGATGCGTGCGGCTGAAGAACACGTTGGCACAGGGGGCGGCCGGAAGGCCCAGCCCCACCTGGTACGCCGCAAGCTGCCAGTGCTGGTCCCATGCCAGCCTCTTGGGCTTGCCGTACTTGTCCGTCTCGGTGAAATCGCCGTCTTTGCCTTTGAAATCGACCACGATGCCGGTGGACGGGGAATGCAGGTCCACCTTGCCGCCGTAGCCCATCGGGTGCGCGAAGCTCGCCTCGCTGACCCAATCGGCCACGCCCGGAAACAGGCGCTCGATCTCCGCGCGGACGCCTTCGACGTGCGGCCGGTACTTCGCCGACACCACGCGGCCCTTGAAATGCGATTCGCAGGCGTCGTGGATGCGCGTGCCTTCTTCCGCCGCCGCCCGCGTCTGCGCCTGCGCGTCCTCGCGGATGCGGGCCAGCAGGGCATCACTCGACTCGCCGACGATCTCCGGCAACGTGCGCGCCGCCAGGATGGCCTGCTCGATCTGCCAGTTCACGAGCTGCGGTTTGTCGATCACCTTCAGGACAGTCGTCACGCTCGGCACGAGGCCGAGGTGACGATCCCATCGCAGGTTGATCCCGCGCATGCCCCCATCCTTCGTGGGGACTTCGTAGCAGGGACTTCCGTCCCTGCGGTACCAGTGGCCGGAGTCGTTCACGCGAACGCCTCGCCGAACGGATCATCGTCCGCAAACTCGGAGGCGCGCTGTTCGTCCACGTCTTCCTCGCTGGCCGGCTTCAACTGGCCCCGGATCTTCTCCTTGACGAACTCCGGCACCTTGTCGAACTGATCCCTCTTGCCGGCGTGGTAGATCACCAGTTCGCCGGAAGGAGCGACCGCAGGCATGGACTTCGGCAGCGGGCCGACCGTCGCCACGTTGGCGTAGACCTTCCCGTTGTTGGCCTTGTTGTGGACGACTGTCAGCGTGGCGCAGCGGCCCACGACCTTCTGCACGTCGAACTTCGCGGCTTGCTCATCGGTCAGGCTTGCGCCGTACCAGCTTTCCACGGTCGCGCGCAGCACCGCCTTGGCGTTCATGCTCAGGGTGAAGCGTTCGTAGATGACGGCGGGGCCTTCAAACGGCGCGCCTTCCTCGCCCCACTCGATCTGATCCTGCGGGATCTCGAACTTGAGCATGAGGACGTGCTTCGGCTTGGGGTACATCGCGGAACCAGGCTGCAAGCCGATGTCGTAGAGCGCGGTGCAGACGGCGAAATACGTGCCCGCAGGAATCGGGCGAAAGTCGCCGGAGCCACCGCCAACAGGTGCATACAAACCAGACATTTCATTCACTCCAGAATTGCCGGAGAACCCGCCCCGGCACGGCCGCACGCCTTCAATTCCGCCGCGTGTGGTGAGCGTTTTCATCCGAAGGCCAGTTCGCATCCGCCATCGCGTCGCGCGCGTACTGCTCGGCCATGCGGGCTTCTTCGGGGGTGTAGGTGGAGGCGGGCAGGGCGCTACTCCTGCTGTTGCCCGTCAGTCGGGCGACTCCTCGGGCGGTTCCCGCTTGGCCTTCGCGGCCAACCCGAAGCGATCCAGTTGCGCTGGCACCGTGTCTGCTTTCCACGCCGCCGCCTCCATAGAACGTGTTCACGCGGTCGCCCTCGCGGCCCGCACGCGCCGATCGACCTCGCGCAGCTCCGGCGGCAGGTAGCCCAGCGAGCGATCCGCCGACGTGTCCACGACGCCGCCATAGCGTTCGACCTGCTCCACAATCTGGCGCTGGCCCAGAACTTGGATCAGCAGCATCAGCGCGCCATACAGCGCGAGGGTCACGATGATTACCGCGAGCATTTCGGCGTCTCCTTCGGTTCGGGCTTGCGTTCGGCGAGCGCACGCAGCAGATATTCGTGGAACTCGCGGGAATTGGGGTCGGGCAGGTTCACGGGGTTAGCTCCTTGTCGAATGCCAACAGGCCAATGAAGATCAACGTGCCGCCGATCAGCAGCGCAATGGCGGTCCAAAACGCGCACTGAAACGTCATGGCTGCCTCCCGAACACGGAGATCGCCAGCAGAATCCAGAAGGCGCTCCAGATGAGGAACAGGCCCAACTCGGCGGCGATGCGTTTCATGCCGCGTCCTCCCCGCGCCAGTACCGCCGCGCCTCGTCCTCGCATGCCTGCGCCTTGTCGTAGTGCAGGCTGGCCTCCGTGCGGAGGCTCGCGGCGATGGCGTCGCGCAGTCGCGGCGACAGCTTCGGGTCCTTCTGCGCTTCGTCGGCCATCGCATTCGCGAGGCGCGAATGGCTGCGGAACGTTTCCGCCATCGCGTACAGGTATTCGGTGTTCATTCCTCACCCCCGTTGTATTCGTCCCACTGCTGCTGCTGGAACTCGGCCCATGCGTCGGCGTTGGCTTCGGCAAAGGCGGTGAGCAGCCACGGGCCGTTCTCTTTCAGCCAGTCGCGGCGTTCGGCCGATTCGCGGGCAAGCGCGGCATCGGCGTTCGCTTCGTTGCGATCCAGTACGCGGTCAATGTCGTCGTAGGTCATGGCAGCTCGACCCCTTCGGGAAACAGGGCGCGATTCAGCGCGGACCAGAAGTCGTGCCCTTGCGGGGACTCGGCCCAAGTGAACGCGGTCATCAGCTCGTACGCGTCGCCGCGAAAATGGGGGATCGCGTCGGCGGCGCGTTGCAGCTCGGCTGCGAACCGCTCGCGGTCATGCGACCGAATGCGCATCCCGAGCGTCTGGTAGAGGGTTGTCTCTTTGACATTCACAGTTCGACCCCCGCGACGTTCCCGAACGGCCACAGGCAGCCCTTGATGTCGTCCTCGCGCTCCCGAATCCGCGCGTCGTAGTCCTTGCGGTCCAGCGGCTTGGTCGGGATGCGCTCGCTGTGATGGGCGCGCGTGATGAGCTGCGCCACGAGCTGGACCGGCGAGTGGGCGAGGATGGCGGGCATGTCACAGCCCTCCGCGACTGAATCGCACGCCAAGAGGCCCGACCTGCGCCACCTTGAGATTGCCTGAGAAGTACCGACCCTCGAACCGAAAGAAGGGGCGCAGGCAATAGACGCGGTGGAAGCTGACGTGCCAACCAAAGATGCTCACGACAGCACCTCCGGCTTGAGCTGCACCGAAGGGTCGTCGGCGTTGAGGAGCGTCGCCTGTGCGCGAGCCGTCACGAGGTCGCGGAATTGCGACGCATGGGCCTGCTCAGCAAAGCGAGGCTGGCAGTTGGCGTCGAAACCGGCGAACCATTCCAGGGTTCCGCGCCGACGAATCGCGTAGGTCTGCGTGCCCATCTCCGTCTCCCTGCCAGCGGGGTTGCTGGCGTAACGTCGGCCTCCGTTGACCGTGACGCTACGTTACGCCTATCGGCGGGCTGACGCAACAGGGTGTTACGATTTGGCAATAGAATGCTACGTTCCAGAAATGGAACGGTAGCGAATCGTAACAAGAGGAAGTCCCAGCATCGCCGGGGAAAAGCCCCTTAGTTCGGGGCGGGCTCCGGGGCCTTGTGCGCCGCCAGTTGGCGGGCTAGCCCGAGAAGCATCTGACGCTGCTCCGGCGTCAGCAAACGGTACAACTCGATCAGGTCTTGCTCGTCCTTCAGCTCTATAACCACTGCGTCATCCCCCACCGCCTCGGCCACGGTCATGCCCGCCCATCGGGCCATGACCTTCAATTCGTCAACCGACACAGGACGCTTCCCCTGGAGCTTCAGGGTGATGGCTTGGCCGGAAATACCCAATTCCCGGCCCACCTCGGCCTTACTCACATTGCGAGCGGCGAGGGCGGCAGCTATCCGTTCGTACCAACGCATTGTCTGGGGGGACTCTCTCACTAGACGCGACGAAAATCGTAACGGAACGTTACCGATTTGTCCGTGACACCCCGTTACAACAGGCGTAACGGTGTGATACGCTCCGATCATGGAAGCCATCAAGAAGCTACGCCGCTCGGGCATGGACACGGCCGCACTCGTCGCCGGCATCGGCTGCAAGTCGCCCCTGATCTACATGTACGAGAACGGCCGCCGGTTCCCGAGCAAGAAGAACTTCGTCTGCATCGTCGAGCTGGCTGAGTCGCGCGGACTGACGTTGCTCGCTCGGGATTTCATTGCTGACAACGAGAAGTGCGAAAGCGATAGCTGAGAACAAGGCTCGGTCCTTTGGGATCGGGCCTTTTTTGTACGCGGAAACAGGGGTCAAGTGGAGTCAAGTGATGTCAAGCCTTGAAACGCAAAACTCACTGCGCCTTGCCTTCGGCGTGCAAAACGGCCCGAAAGACGCCCCGGCCAAGCTGCTGCGGATGATCGAGTCCGAGCAGCAGGCCATCGCGGTTTCGGTCGCTTACAGCGGTTTCAAGCTCGCCTATATCGGCGCGTGCCTCGGCAAGTCCGAGAGCTATGTGTCCCTGTTGCGCGCCGGCAAACGCCCGATGCCCGAGAAGCTGGTCGGCCCGTTCTGCGCGGCCACCGGCACAAACCTGTTGCGCCAATTCCGCGACCTGCAAGCCGCGTTGTCCGAGTGCGACGCGCGGCGTGAGGTCGAGCGCCTGGCGTCCATGTTGGAGGTCGCATGAACCGCTGCGCCACCGCCAAGACCTGCCACGACTGTGGCCGAGAGTTTTACGGCAATACCAGCCAGCGCCGCTGCCATGCCTGTCGCTATGTCTCGGAGATAGTCCGCCGCCGCGCCATCGGCGCTGTAGGGCGCGCCGTGCGCCGCGGGCTACTCGCGGACCTCCGCTACACGCACGTCGCCTGCGTCGATTGCGGGGCGCGTGCGGAGCATTACGACCACCGCGACTACGGCAAGCCGCTCGCGGTTGATCCGGTTTGCCGCTGCTGCAACTACCGGCGCGGCCCTGCCGCTGCGCCTGCGAGGGAGGTCGCATGAACACCGAACACCACGAATCCATCTCCGAGCTGGAAGCCGGCGTCGCCGCGCAGCTCAAGCAAGCCGGGTGGGACGACAACGCCCAGCGCCACGAGAAGGCCGCCGAAGCCTATGGCATTCGCGAACTGACACAGGAATGGGAGACGCGGCAGTGAGCTACCAGCAACGTTTCCGCGATGCCTTCTGGCGCTGGTTCTTCGACGCGGACGCCGCCGAGGTCGCGCTCGCCTATCTCGGCATCACCCCATCACTGAAAGCCGAACTCGCCCGCATTGGGGAGGCCCGTCATGCGTGAGATCCAAACACCGACCGCCGAGGAAATCGCGTTCGCGCGGTTCCAGGTGGCCCGCGCCATCCGCCGCAACCGCGACAAGCCGATCACCACGGCGGAGGAACGCGACAGCGACCAGCGCCGGCATCGCCTCATCTGCCCGCACTGCAATCCAACGGCGAAAGCGATGCAGCGGGTGCGGGATCAGTGGGTGGTGGCGGGCATCAAACCGTAGGGGCAGGGTGACAGGGGGAAGGGGCATGGCAAAGCGCAAGACGATCACGAAGAAGGTCCGGTTTGAGGTTTTCAAGCGGGACTCCTTCACTTGCCAGTATTGCGGCAAGGCCGCCCCGGATGTCGTCCTTCACGTTGACCACATTGACCCGGTCAGCAAGGGCGGCACTAACGACATCCTCAACCTGATTACCTCCTGCGTTGAGTGCAACAGCGGGAAGGGCGCGACGCCTCTGGATGACCAGGCGATGCTTGCGAAGCAGCGCGCCCAGCTCCAAGAGCTTTCCGACCGCCGCGAGCAGTTGAAGATGATGCTCGACTGGCGCAAGGGCATGAAGTCGATTGATGAGCTGGCCTTGGAGGCTGCTCGCGATCACTTCGCCACGACCTTTGAAGGGTGGGGGATCGAATCTGACACGGCGGTTGCCAAGCTGCGCCAGCACATCCGCAAGTTCGGGGTTCAGGCGGTCATGGAGGCGATGGACATCGCCCGCGACCGCTACGCCCCGACGATCACACCCGAGTCAGTCAATGAGGCATGGGGCAAGGTCGGTGGCATCTGCCACAACCGGGCTAACCCTGATGAGGGTCGCCTGCGGTATGCCCGAGGAATCATCAGGAACCGCTTCTATTACGTGAATGAGCGGGTCGCGTTTGACTTGTTGCGCGAGGCGCAGGCGGTCGGCGTGTCCGATGAAGAAATGCAGGAGATCGCCAAGAAGGCCCGCCACTGGACCGACTGGCAAAGCTGGATGCGTGAGGTTATCGCCGAGGTGCGCGATGCCTAGCCGCATCATCCGCGACGAGATCCTGACCAGCGAGCGGGTTGACCTGCTCGACTTCGCTGCCGAGGTGTTCTATCGGCGGCTGCTGAACAAGGTGGACGACTACGGGCTGTATGACGCTCGTCCCTCCGTCCTGCGCGCCACCCTCTACCCGCTGAGGATTGACCGCGTGCGTGAGGCCGACTGCTCCCGCTGGATCGCTGCGTGCGAAAAGGCCGGGCTGATCGCTCTCTACCACCACGACGGCAAGCCCTACTTGCAGGTGTTGCGGGTGCGCTGGCAGATCCGTGCGGCGCCGAAGTACCCCATGCCGCCGGAAGATGTAAACACATGCAAGCAAGTGGAAGCATGTGCTCACTTAGTCGTTGACGTTGACGCTGTCGTTGTCGCTGAAAAAGCACATGGTCGGCAAGCCGACCGATTCAGCGAGTTTTGGGAGCTGTACCCCAAGAAGGTGGCCCGTAAGCCGGCCGCCGAGAAGTGGAAGGCCAAGAAGCTCGACGCGAAGGCGAGCGAGATCCTGGCCGACGTGCGGGCGCGCATGAAGTCCGACCGTCGATGGCTTGAGGGCTACATCCCCAACGCGACGACCTACCTGACGCAGGAGCGGTGGCAGGACGAAATTCAGGGCGCTGTTAAGCCGCCGTCTGCCGTGCCATCCGGGAAGCCGGCCGGGCCCAGCGAGTCGCCGCTGGAAAACCAACTGAACTGGATCGCGGAAATGGTCCGCCGTGGCGTGATGACGGATGAGGACGCCGTCCGCGAGCGTGAGAAGGCCACCGCGAAGCACCGTGGAGTCACCGCATGAGCAACCTTTACCGCGACTGGCATCGCGCGCATCCGCGTGCCAGCGCCATCGCTCTCGATCTCCTCAAGCATCGCGACCTGTTGAACCTGCGCGCCGGCCGGCTCGTGCGCGACGTGATGGACGTGTTCGGTGTCGGCGGCTGCACGGCCCGGATCGCGGTGGCGATGGCGCGACGCAACGCGCACGAAACGCGGAGGGCCGCATGAACTGGATCAAGCGCGACGGCCGCTACATCGACTCCGAGTGCGGACGGTTCCGCATCAACAAGGCTGGCAACCCTCCGGTCTACCAGCCCATCCGCCTGATTCCGCCGCCGTCCGTGATCCTCGGGTTCGGCCCGCTGACGCTGCAACAGGCCAAGAAGAAGTGCGAGGAGGCGGTGTGAGTCGCATCGAAACCATCGGCAACGCCACGCTGTACCTCGGCGACTGCCGCGACATTCTACCCACGCTCGGGAAGGTGGATGCGGTGATTACCGATCCGCCGTATGGGATTCAGGCCGATAAGGGAAAGGCGCATAGCAGCATCCGCGACAACGACACTTGGCAGGATACGGGATGGGACGACTCGCGCCCCGCCGCCGAAGTGTTCGTCCTGATGCTGGCAGCAGCGCCGCGAGTTGCTATTTGGGGCGGCAACTATTTCGCAGATCTTCTCCCTGCTTCTAGCGGATGGCTGTGCTGGCGGAAACCGGAGGCGGAGACAGGTTTTTCGCTTGCCGATGTAGAGCTTTGCTGGACGAACATTTCCTTTGCAGCCCGCACTCGGACACTGCCGCGCCGGGATGGCAACGAGCATCCAACACAGAAGCCTGTCGCGCTGATGGAGTGGACGGCGAGTTTTGTGCCGGGGCAAATAGTCCTTGACCCCTTCATGGGCAGCGGCACCACGGGCGTCGCCTGCATGAACCTCGGCCGCCAGTTCATCGGCATCGAGCGTGAGCCCAAGTATTTCGACATCGCCTGCCGCCGCATCGAGGACGCGCAGCGGCAAGGGAGGCTGATCGCATGAAAACCAAGCGCAAGCCCATGCCGCAGCAGATGGCCCCGAAGCGCGCGAACCCGCCCGGCCGCTACACCTGCCCGTGTTGCGGGGAGAAGTTGAGCGGCCCGGCGCGGCTGTATGTGTGCCCGAATCGGAGGTGGGCGTGAAACTCGCTACCGAATCTGACCGTTCCCGCTATATCGCCTTCCTCCAGGCGCAGGCGTTGCCGCTGGATGTGTCGTGCGGACCGTGGAAGTCCACCCGCAGCAACGAGCAGAACAACCTGCTGTTCGGCGTCATCTACCCACCCATTGCCGAGGCGATGGGCTACGAAGTGGATGGGGACAACGGCATTCACGCCTTCATGTGCGGGACGTTTTTCGGCTGGGTGGACAAGCCCGTGCCGAAGTCGCCGCGCAACCCGGAGGGCGTCGCCAGCTTCCCGCGCCGGACGACTACGCGCGATGAAAACGGCAAGCGTGACGTGATCGACAAAGCGACGTTCACCAAGTTCGTGGACATGGTGGACCGGATTGCGGCGAAGGCTGGCGTGTTTGTGCCGAGGGCTGCCGCATGACGCTCGCCAAGCGCAAGACCCGCACCAAGGCGCAACTGGATTACCACGACCGGGCGGCGGCGCTCGGCTGTGTGGTGTGCATCAAGCGCGGTTGCAGCCAGCCGAACGAGACACACCTGCACCACCGCAACTTCAACGACTGGCACGGGGCCAAGCAGTTGGGGCAGGACGCGGTGGTCGCGATGTGCGCGTGGCACCACGACGGGCGACTGATCGAGGGTTGGAACAGCGAAGGAATGCGGCGCACCTTCGGCCCGAGTTTCAAGCACGCGGCCGACTTCCGCGAGTGGACGTATGACGTGCTGCCGGGATACGGCCGGGGCACGGAGGCATGGCAGAAGTACCAAGACGAATTGTTGGAGGAAAAGTGAACGGGCCAGGCTGGACGGGAACCGAATTGAACGTGCTTCGTTCGCTGTATCCCAAGCACGGCTCGATCGGCGTGCATGAATCATTGCCGCACAAGACGACGGCGGCGATCCGGGCGCAAGCCGCGCGGCTGGGCATCAAGTCACATTGCCCACCGAAGCAGAAAACGGACGAGGCGTGGGGACTGCCGGCGCAGGACGTGTTGCAGCAGTTGGAGTGCGTGCGATTCCGCAAGTGGCGCGGCCCGGTCAACGCGGGGCCGCTGGTGGCGACGATTGGGAGGGCGGCGTGATTACCGAGGAAATGGTGGAGGCGGGGCTGCGAGCGATCCTCTCGCGATGGGATTACCCGCCTGTGCAGCCTGATCGGGCAGACGTGCGCGCCGTTCTGGAGGCGGCCATCGCAACTCAGCCCATCCCGTATCGCATCACCGAAGCCGGCCGCAAGGCACTGGAGGGGAAGTGACATGGGTCGCCGCGTTCGCATCAATCCTGCCGTACAAGCCCGCCTCAATCAGCGGGTGCGCGGCGCACGTCGGGAAACCATTTACAAGATGATCGCCAAGCGCAACTGCGGGCAGGTTCCGTGCTTCGTTTGCGGCCGCCATGTGGCGCATAACAGGGCCACGCTAGAGCACATCGTTCGGCGACGGGATGGTGGCACAGACGACATGAGCAACCTGTCGATCTCTCATGAGTGGTGCAACAGCCATCGTGACGCCATTGAAGCGAGGCGCGCATGAGCGGCACCTTCTCCCGCAACAAAGGCGCGCGTGCGGAACGCGAACTGTGCGGACTGCTGCGCGACCACCTCGGCGGCGAGTTCAGCCGCAATCTCAAGCAATACCAGAAGTCGCAGGAAGGCGACGTGGAGCAACTGGTCGGGCCGTACCTGATCGAGTGCAAGGCGCACGCCACGCTGAACCTGAAAGCCTGGTGGGGGCAAGTATCGCAGGCCGCATCGCGTCATGCCGAACGGCCGATTCCCTGCCTCGCCTACAAGGTGCCGCGCAAAGGTTGGCGATTCCGAGTGCCGATGCGCGAGGCGTGGGCGAGCGGGCAGCAGTGGGGCCGGGAGTTGACTTACACGATGGACCTGTCACCAGACGGGTTCTTTCTCTTGGTGCGCGAACACGGTCAATAGGGGGCCGTATGAACTACGCACTGTTTGGGGAGTGGGTGCGGGACCGGGTGGAGGACTTGGTGCGCTTCGGCGTGCCGCGTGATGAGGCCGAGCATCTGATGCGCGGTGTCGAGTACGCGGCCGTCGCAGCCGAGGCCAAGGAACGCAGCGATAACCAGTTCCTTCTCGACTTCCGCCGCCTCGGAACAAAGGCCACCGCAATCAAGCACGAGATGACGGAAGCCGGCGCGCGAAAGAAGCGCAGGACGCTCCTAAATCGTGTACCGGAGTTTGGGTCTAAGTTGCGTTCGGCCTAGGACACTGTCAAGCCATCAGAAACCGCAAAGGAGCGGTGAGATGGCGGTCGAGATCGGCAACACCCTTCGCTTCATCACCGGCTGTAGCTTTGAGCTAGATCGCAACGACCTAGATATCCGAGCCACCGCCAACGGCTTTGTCGTGACGAAACGCAAGGCTGGCGACGAAGGCAACTTGGGCCGCGCCCACGTATTCACCAACGCTGCTGCAATGGCGGCGTGGATTCGCAAGGAATACACCCCGAAGGTCGCCAAGAAGGCCAAGAAGCCGGCGAAGAAGAAGTCCGCCAAGAAGAAGGCCGGCGGTGCGTGATGACCTCCCTGACCATCGTGTCATCCCGCAACGACGACAACAGCACCACGCTGACGGTCACGTTGCCGGCCCGCCGCAATGGCGAGGTCAACTTCGGGGCGCTCGCGCGGATCAACCGCGACTTGTTGCTGATCAACCCGCAGGCGTTCGACCCGCCTGATCCTCCGCCGCTGACCACGGCAGTGCGCGATGGGCATACCGCCGATGGTGCGGGCATTGTCCTCGCCGAGCTGCGCCACGACGCGGCCGAAGCTGCCAACCCCTTGAACACGGCCGATACGGTCGGGCCGGGTGAGGCATGAAGCCGGTCGTGGAGTTCGGCCGATTCGTCGGGGTCGGCAAGCATCCGTATTCCGGCGAGATCAACGCCACGCTGGCCGGCATTACCGGCCATCCGAAGCTGGGCAGCGAGAACATCGTCTACACCAGCCGCATTGAGCGGATCGGGTATGCGGACGACGGCGACATCATCGAAGTCGAGACGCGCAACACGATCTACCGGAGGCGCGCATGAAGCGCCTGACCATTCGCACCGAGAACCAATGGCGCAGCGTGAAGGATGGCGCGGGCGTGGATCTGCTGCGCGTGTCGTTCCATGCGAACCGCTTCCTGTGGGCGGGCGCGGTGACGATCGCGGGCTTCGGATTCGGGTTCACCTACTGGCACGTCAAGCTGCCGGAGTGGAAGCCGATGGAGCGCGGAATGGAACACGCGCCATGAGCCTACTCGCCAAGCTCATCCCGCAGATCAAGCTGCGCGTCCTGCTGCCATGCACCGCATGGGGCGCGGTGTGCTTCGGGACCATGCACGGCCCGCGCATCGTGTACGCGCTGGTGGTCGGCTGCGTCGCCATCGCCCTTGGGGTCGGCGTCATGGACGGGAGGAAGATCCGTTGACTCGCATCCTGACGATCGACATCGAAACGCGGCCGATGGAGTCACGCCATTGGGGGCTGTGGAGCCAGAACATCGGCATCAGCCAGATCCAGCGACCGGACGGGATGCTCTGCTTCGCGGCGCAGTTTCACGGGGAACGCCGCGTCCACTTCGCAAGCCAGTGGGGCGATGGTGAGCGGGGCATGGTCAAGGCCGCGCATCGCCTGCTGGACGAGGCGGACGTGGTGATGGGATGGAACAGCGACAAATTCGACATCCCGTGGCTGCAACGGTGTTTCATCGAACAGAAGATGCCGGAGCCCGCTCCGTTCAAGTCGTATGACTTGATGAAGGTGGTCAAGAAAAAGGCGCGACTTCCATCCTACAAGCTCGCCTTCGTAGCGCAGTGGTTGGGGGTGGGGAGCAAGCTGCGCACGGGCGGCTGGGACTTGTGGGATGACGTGCTGGCCGGCGACACCAAGGCGCACGACAAGATGCGCCGCTACAACATCCAAGACACGCGCCTGACTGACGCCGTGTATTCCGAGCTGCACAGCCGGGGTTGGGCTTCGCCGCCTGTCAACGCCTCGATTCGTGGCGGCTTCGTCTGCCCGCATTGCGAGAGCGAGCGGCTTCAGTCGCGCGGCTTCATGGAGAGCGCGACGCGCCTCTACCAGCGGTGGTTCTGCCGCGACTGCGGTCGGTGGTCGAAGTCCGTCCATTCCGAACCGGGCAGCGCAAAGCTCAAGGCGGCGGCCTGATGCTGCTGCCAAACCACCCGCGCCTTCGCTTCGCACTCAAGCTGCTGCTGGCGGTGACGTTCCCTATTTGGGTTTTTGCGCTGATCCCCATCGCAGTTGTTGCGTTGGTGGGAATTATGGTTTGGGAGAGTGTCTGTGACATCGTGGACGGCCGGCCATCACGTGGGCTTGGGGCCGGCCGATGAGCGCAGAAACCGCCATCGAGGTACAGGCTGACTACCAGATCAAGGGGCCGGATCTCCGCAGCTACTACGCCGGCTTTACCCGCCGCGCATTGCCCGAGGGTGCGATCTGGCGGCTGTCCCTCGCATCCTCCTGCCTGCCCACCGGACACCCCGGCTACATGGCGTGGATGACGACCGTCTCCGGCACGGAGCGGTTCGTGCCCGAGCTGCAACGCTGGGCCGTTGGGCTGGGGGCGACCATTGCCCGCATGAAGCCCAAGCTGCGCCAGCGGGGCCGGCAGTACGTCGCGAGCTACGGCCACGCATGGGGGCGGCAGGCGAGCCTGGATGGCCTCGTGCTGGCCCTGTTTGGGGCGGAGAACGTCACGAGCCTGCGGGAGCGCGCCGAGGCCCACAAATGCGACCGCGAGGCGTACCAGCGTATCCGTGACTTCGTGGCGGGGGCGATCCTGCTCGCTTCGTGGCAGTATGAGGACAGCCTGCGGTGGGCGCATCGGGTGGCGCGAGATGCTTAGCTGGCGTATCTCACCGCCGCAGCCGAAGCCCAAGGCGGGCGATACCCGCGAGGTGACGAGACTGCTGTGGTGGCCGACGCGAGCGGGCGACGAGGTTCGGTGGCTTGGCCTCGCTCGTATCCGGCAAGAGGCATACATCGGCTGGTGCTGCCCGCCTGAGATGCGTCCTTACAAATGCCTCAAGTGGCGAAACGTCGAATGGGTGGCGAGGGACGCATGACTGACTGGCAAGCAAACTATCTGAGTTTGGTGGCCGAGCTGCGTGAGCAGGCCGATTGGTGGCAGGCCAGAGCCAAGGAATGCACAAGGCCCGGAGAAAGCGCAATGCTTGACGGGTGCTCGCGCAAAATTCGGATGATCGTTGATGACTTTAGAGACGAACAAGGCAATCGCAGGCCGACAGGACCGCGCGCTACGCCCGCCAGCCTAGAAAATCCGCGCGACACTTAGGGTGATGGGGAGATTTATTTCCCCGCCCGGATGCTCCGGCTAAGGACGCCGGGTTCTTTTCTAGGGGGCCTCCGAGTGACCACGATTGCGTACTCGGCAGGCACGATGGCCGCCGATACGCAGGTCTCCGCAGGCGGGCGCAAGTTCCGCACGCACAAGGTCAAGCGCCTGAAGTGCGGCGGGCTGATCGGCTCCAGCGGCAAGCTGGCCGACATCCTGAAGATCCAGCGGTGGGCCGAGGCGGGCTTCCCCGAGGCTGACAAGCCGGACTTCGGCGACGAGGGCGAGTTCGAGTGCCTGATCGTCACCGGGGCGGGCGACGTGTACCTCTTGGACGAGGACATGGAGCTGATGCCCTTCATGGATGCCTTCATCGCGGTCGGGTCCGGTGGCCCGTATGCGATGGCGGCGATGGAGTGCGGCCGGAATCCGGCCGAGGCGGTGGCGGTGGCGGCGAAGTTCGACGCCAACACGTCCGAGCCGGTCGAGGTGTTTCGCGTGGAACCGAAGGAGGCTCCGCGTGGACGACGACGCGCTCGCCGAGCTTGATCTGGCCGCGATGGACCTGCTGCGCTGCTACGAACGGTTGGGCGTCGCGGCCATTGTCGTGACGTACCCCGGCGAGGCCATTTTCGTGCGCTGCCAGAACGCAGGCGACGTGGTGCCGCTGTGCAAACGGGTGATCGAAGAACACGCAGCGCCGGCCGACCGGACGCTGAATTAGGCGCTTGCGCCAACAGGGGTAAGCGCGTGAAAGACGTAGGCAAGGACTTGGCGCTCGCTACGCCTGGAATAGGCGTGGCGGCGACGGGGATCATGGGATTCCCGTGGTCGCAACTGAGCTACATGCTCGCGGCGATCTACACGTTCCTGCTGATCTGCAAGTTCGTGTGGGACCGGGTGAAGGGATGGCAGGCCAAGCGCCGCGCCTAAGCCCGAAAGCCGCAGGTGCCGTCCTGGCGCTGGCGGCGGGCATCGTGGCGATGTGGGAGGGCTACCGGCCCATCCCGTACCGCGACGTGATCGGCGTCCCCACGGTCTGCTACGGCCACGCACATGACGTACAGGACCGCACGTACACGCGGGCCGAGTGCAAGGCGCTGCTGGAAGGCGATCTGGCGCAAGCCTACGCCACGGTGCGGCGCTGCATCACGTGGCCGCTCAAGGATTACGAAGCGGCGGCCCTGACGAGCGCCACGTACAACATCGGGCCTCGTGTGGTCTGCGGCTCCACGCTGCAAACGCTGGCGAACCAGGGCGACATGACCGGGGCGTGCAACCAGCTCATGCGCTGGAATCGTGCCGGTGGTCGGGAAGTTCTGGGCCTGACGCGACGCCGCGCGGCCGAGCGTGCGATGTGCTTGGGGGAAACATGAAACGCATCGCCTTCTGGCTGTCGTGGATGTGCGCGGTGCTGGCCTTCCGGCTGGCGCATTACGCGAAGGACGGCGTGGGCGAGGCGGACGAGTACAAGGTGGGCGGGACGGACTGATGACGCTGTTTCTTGTTGGACTTGCCTGCCTCATCGTCGGTAGCTGGCTGGGGATTGCGCTTGCGCGATTCCATAAGCCTATTCGCGCATGGCGGGAACGCATATGGCGATTGGCCCTGTATGGCGACCCGCGCGAGGAGTTGTGTGCCTTCATTCGTGGCGATCGTGACGCCCGATGACTGAGATTCGCCCGCTACAGGCTCCGGCCTTTCAGCCATTCGCTCGCAACCTGCTAACGGTCGCGATCTGCGGCGCGTTGTATGGCGTGTTCGCATGACCCCTAACAAGCGCGCCACCCTGCTGACCGCCTTGGTCGCCGTGATCGGCGCGGGCTTGGTCGTGTGGCACCTGATGACAGGTGGCGAGTGGGCGCAGTTGCTGGCGGCGATCTGGCCGCGTTCGTAAAAGTCCGTGGTGTCAGCAAGACCGTGTAGCTGGCACCTCCACCAACCCCGAAGTACGCGAAGGCCGAAAAGGGGTGCTGCACGTACCGGGTTAGGGACTCGGGCGGATACGGTCATATACGAGGCTCGCTTCGGCGGGCCTTTTGTTTCTGAGGGCACGACAATGAAGCTGGCCGCACTCCTGGCGCTGGTTCTCTCCGGGTGTGGCTGCGTGTCATTGCCCGTTCCCGATGTCCACCTGACGACCCATCGCTTGGACATGGCCGGCGGCATCTGCTCGGGCACGGCGATCGCGGACAACAAGCTGCTGACCGCCTACCACTGCAAGGCCCTTGGCGGCCCGCTGGTGAAGGTGGATGGCTGGGAGGTCGCCCCGGAGTCCTACTCCGGCAACGAGGACCACGACACGTTGGTCATCACGCTGCCCGGCCATCCGTTCACGCATTGGGCGCGCATTGGGGCGCGACCGAAGCAAGGTGATCGCGTGCGGTGGTGGGGCAATCCCGAAGGGGAGCAGGACGTGTATCGGCAGGGCTACGTCGCCAAGGTGACGGACAGCGCCATCATCGTGGACGCCACGATCTGCCATGGGGACTCGGGCAGCGGCCTGATGAACGACGCAGGCGAAGTGGTGGGTGTGGTGAGCGCCATGAGTGACGAAAACGGCTGCACGTTCCTGCTGGCGCACGGATGAAACTGCTGGACGCGGTTGTCCCGTATTGGTTCTGGATCAAATGGGGAGCGGTCCTGATCGCCTTGGCGCTGCTGGTGCGCTGGCTGGTCGGTATGGGCTATGACCACTGCGAGCTGGAGCACTTCAAGGCGCAGGACGCGCTGATCCAGCAGGCCGCCACGCGCGCCGCTGTAACCGACAAGAAACTGGCCGAGGCGCTGCGCAAGCTGCCGCCCACGGGCCACCGCGTAAGCGAGGCGGTCCATGCGCATCCGACAAGCCCTGACTGCCGCGTGCCTGACGCCGTTGCTGATGAGTTGCAGGACGGTATCCGTGCCGGTGCGGCCAACACCGCCCCCTGATGCCTCGCAGCTCTGCGAACGGCTACAGGACGTGCGTCGCGGCATGACGCTGGACGACCTGCTCCAGTGGGCGGGCGTGACGATCGAGCAATACAACCGATGCGCAGCGCGGCACAAGGCGCTGAGTGATTGGGCGAGGGGTAAGTGAGCATTCGCCGGCTGCCCGATTGGCCCGTGCTGTTCTGGCGCTGGTTCTGTGACGAATACGACTACGACCAGTCTCCCGACTGGCGTTGGAGTGGTGTGTAGTGGCCGACACGAAAGACCTTCTGGCGCAGGCATCGGCGGCGCTGGATGCGGAGCGTGTTGCTTCGCAGGCAACGATTGACGCCCTGAAGGCAACGAACGACAGCCTGAGCGCGGCGAATGTGCAGCTCCAGGCGCAGCTCGACACCGCCAACGCGACGATTGCCGGCCTCAAGGCTGCCAGCGATCCGTGGGCTGCGGTGGACAAGACCGGCGCGACGGACGTGACGGACAAGGTGCAGGCCCTGTGGAACAAGGGTCTGCCCATGCCAGCGGGCACGTACCTGCTGGATGCGGTGAAGGGGCTGACGGTCTCGACGGCCGTCAAGCTGGACCCGCAGACCGTTCTCAAGATCAAGCCGAACGATGCGGCGCGCTACTGCCTCGTCACCGTACTGGCGGGTGGTTCGATCGACGGCGGCCAGATCTTGGGCGACCGCGATACACATGCCTACTCGACCACCGGCACCGATGAGTGGGGCTATGGCCTCCACCTCAAGGGCAACGGGGCGAAGGCCAGCAACGTCCAAATCAGCCGCTGCACGGGCGATGGCTGGATCGTGAGCGGCGACAACGTGGAGGCGCGCAACATCGTCTCGACGGGGAATCGCCGCCAAGGGTGCAGCGTGTTTGCCTGCACGGGCTTTCGGGCCTACGACTGCGTATCCAGTGACACCGCAGGCGCGCCGAATGGGCCGTGTGCGGGATGGGACTTCGAGCCGGACAGCGGAAGCATCACGGATGCCCGCCTGGAGCGGTGCATCGCACGGAACAACCGTGCTGGGTTCCTTGGCTGGGTGCGCTCCAACGTGACGGGCAATGTGGACGTGACGCTGGTGGACTGCATCACGGACAACAACGCAAACGGAATGCAGGCCCACGGCTACAACGGCAAGGTCAGCATCAAGGTGCAGGGCGGCACGCACACCAACCGCAGCTCCGGTTGTCGGGTTGAAGCGGGATCGACCTTTGCGGTGGACGGCTGCACGTTTGCGTTCACGGGCAAGGACCGCACGGACTTCACCGTGACCGGGCAGGACAGCCGCACCAAGTACGACATCTATGTCCTCACCGGGGGCAAGGCGGTCGTGGGGACGAATACGTACACGTGAGCAAGGGCAGCAACCGACGCCGAGAGGATCGCCCAGGCGGTCGAGGCGAATTGGGCTGGCATCAACTGGAATAGCCGTGAGCCGCAAGCTGCTAACGCTGAAGCCCCGGGTACTGACAGCGGAGCCAAGGCTCCAGACGGTGAACCCGAACAGTTGGCGGGACGGCAAGACCACGGCTGAGCGTGGGTATGGAGCGAGATGGCAGCGGGCCAGGCTGCGCTTCCTCGCCAAGCATCCGCTCTGTGTGATGTGTGAGGCTGAGGATAGGGTCGGCGCTGCGACGGTCGTTGATCACATCAAGCCGCATCGTGGGGACATGGTGCTGTTCTGGGATGAGGCGAACTGGCAGCCGTTGTGCGCCAATCACCACTCCTCGGACAAGGCGAAGGCGGAAGCCGAGGGGTAGGGGGCCTCGATCTCTAGGGCTGCCCCGCCGCCATGACCACTCGTCCCCGCATGTAGAGATTAAATCCCGCTTTGATTTATGACTGAGAGGTTAAGACGATGGCACGAGGCGGCTATCGGCCTGGTGCTGGGCGTCCACCGGGCTCAGGCAAGGGCCAAAACGAAGGCTCGATTCACGATGAGGGCGCGGCCGAGCCGTGTGCGGCTGACCTTGAGCCTGTCGAGCGCACGCCGCTCGAATACATGCTCGCGGTGATGAACGACACGACGGCCGATGCGGCGCGTCGTGACCGCATGGCGATTGCTGCTGCCCCGTTCGTCCACGGGAAAATCCCCGAGGGCGGCAAGAAGGAGCAGGCGAAGGGCGCGGCCAGGGCTGTGGCGGCCGAGGGCAAGTTCCGCCCCGGCGAGCCGCCCAAGTTGTCGGTGGTCCAGAAGTAGCGCATGGAGTGGACGACAGCCTGCCCCGATTGGGAGAGCAGGCTGATCGAGGGGCGGTCCATCATCCCGCCTCCGATCTTCCCGGAGCAGGCCGAGCAAGCTCTAGCGATCTTCAAGCAGTTGCGCGTTGTCGATCTGCCCAAGACGGTATGGGATGAGGCGCTAGGGGGATATCGGAGCCCCAACTTCGGCGAGTGCGCCGAGCAGTGGGTGTTCGATTTCGTCGCGGCCATCTTTGGCGCGTACGACGCGGAGACGGGCAACCAGCTCATCCGCGAGTTCTACCTGCTCATCAGCAAGAAGAACACGAAGTCCACCATCGCGGCCGGCATCATGCTGACGGCGGTGATCTTGTGCTGGCGCAACGACGAGGAGCATCTGATCCTCGCGCCGACCAAGGAAGTGGCGGACAACAGCTTCAAGCCGGCCGCTGGCATGGTTCGCGCCGACGACGACCTGCTCGCGCTGTTCCATATCCAGGACCATCTGCGAACGATCACCCACCGGGAGACGAATGCGTCCCTGAAGGTGGTCGCGGCGGACACCGAGACGGTATCGGGCAAGAAGTCCGGGCGCGTGCTGGTGGACGAGCATTGGGTGTTCGGCAAGCGCGCGAACGCCGAGGCGATGTTCATGGAGGCGTTGGGCGGCCAAGTGTCGCGCAACGAGGGTTGGGTGATCTACCTGACCACGCAGTCCGACGAGCCGCCCGCGGGCGTCCTCAAGGACAAGCTGTCGTATTTCCGCGATGTCCGGGACGGAAAGATCCAGGACCGCAAGTCCCTCGGGGTGCTGTACGAGTTCCCCGAGCGGATGCTGAAGGACAAGTCCTACCTAGACCCGGCCAACTTTTACATCACCAACCCGAACATCGGGAAGTCGGTGAGTGCGGAGTGGCTGTCGGACCAGCTCGTCAAGCAGCAATCCAAGACGGACGGCTCGCTACAGCAGTTCCTTGCGAAGCATCTCAACGTCGAAATCGGCCTAAACCTTCGGACCGACCGATGGGCGGGTGCGGACTTTTGGGAGGACGCAGGCGACAAGTCGATCACCCTCGACTACATCCTCGCGAACTGCGACGTGGTGGTGCCGGGGATCGACGGTGGCGGCCTGGACGACCTGTTGGGGCTGTCCTTGCTGGGCCGCGAGATGGGCACCGGGCGCTGGCTCCACTGGGGCCATGCGTGGGCTCACAAGATCGCCTTGGAACGCCGCAAGGATATCGCGCCCCGCCTGCTGGACTTCCAGCAGGAAGGCGACCTGACGATTGTGGAGCGTCCGGGGCAGGACGTTGCGGAGGTGGCGGATTTTGTCTGCCGCGTGCGTGACGCTGGACTGCTCGCGGCCAAGCACCCCATCGGGGTGGACGCGGCCGGCATTGGCGACATCGTGGACGAGCTGTTGTCGCGCGGCTTTCAGGTCGAGGACATCACGGCGGTTCAACAGGGATGGCGCTTGAACGGCGCGATCAAAACCACCGAGCGCAAGGTCGCGGGTGGCGAGTTCGCGCACGGGGCGAGTCCGCTCATGGCCTGGTGCGTCAGCAACGCCCGCATCGAGGACAAGGGCAACGCCATCTCGATCACGAAGCAGGCTTCCGGCAAGGCAAAGATCGACCCGCTCATGGCGGTGTTTAGCTCCGTTTCGCTGATGGCGCTCAATCCAGCGCCCGCGCGGAACCCCTACGAATCCCGAGGAATCCGGACACTGTGAAAGCGACTCGGGAAGAAATGGCAGCGGCCATCGAGCGCGCCCGCAATTCGGCGACCTTGCGCGAGCCGGAGTGGTGGCGGCAGATGCCGGCCTTTGCGCCGACGATCTCCGGGCAGACGGTCACGCCGGAAACCGCCTTGGCGGTCACGGCAGTCTATGCGTGCGTGCTGATCCTCGCCGAATCGGTGGCGTCGCTACCGTTGAGCGTATATCGCCGGCTGCCCAATGGCGGCAAGGAAGTCGCGACCAACCATCCGGTCCATCAACTGCTCCACGTCGCCCCCAACGACGAGCAGACGGCCTTCGAGGCCATCGAGTACCGCATGGCCTGCCTCGGGCTGCGAGGCAATGCCTACAGCGCGCTGACGATCAACGGGCGCGGTGACATTCGCGACATCCAGCCGCTCCGCCCGCAGCACATGCGGCTGGACCGGGACGCGGCGGGCCGCTTGGTGTTCGACTACCAGGAGCCGGGCGCGGCGAAGGTCTACCCCAAGAACCTGATCTGGTACACGCGCGGCTTCGGGACGGACGGCGTGACCGGTCTGTCGCCCATCGGCGTGCATCGCGAGGCCATCGGCTACGCGATGACGCTGAACGAGCATGGCAATCGGATGTTCGCTAACGGGGCGATGGTGGGCTCAACCATCGAAGTGCCGGTGGAGTGGTCGGAAACTGCCTTCCAGAACTTCAAGGCCGACTTCAAGGAAAACCACGGCGGGCGGCTCAACGCTAACAAGCCGCTGATCCTCGAGGCGGGTGCGAAGTTCAACACCATCGGCATGTCGCTGGTGGATGCAGAATACATCGCCAGCCTCAAGAATGCGATTGCGGAAGTTGCGCGAATCTACCGCATTCCGCTGCACATGCTCAACGAGTTGGAGAACGCGACGTTCTCGAACATTGAGCACCAGTCGCTGGAGTTCGTGACCCGCACGCTGCTCCCGTGGCTCAAGCGCATCGAGGATTCCGCGAACCGCGACCTGTTCGGGCCGCTGGAGCGCGGAACGTACTACGTCAAGTTCAACGTGGACGCCCTGCTGCGCGGTGACATCAAGAGCCGGTATGAGGCGTACCAGATCGCGGTCGGCGGCAATAACGGCCCCGGCTGGATGGCCCGTAACGAGGTCCGTGTCCTAGAGGACATGGACCCATTGCCGGGGCTGGACGAGATCTACGTCCCGGCTGCACCTGCTGCGCCAAAGCCCGGCGATCCGGCAGCAGAGAAGCCGCAGAAGGCCGGCAACAAGCTGCCCGCCATCGTCAAGGCGCTGCGGATAGAGCGCGAACGGCGCACGGACGACAGCAATTTCCACGGCTGGGCCAGCGATTACCTGCATCGCATGTGCGAAGGCACGGATACCAACCCCCACGACATGCTGGATGACCTCCAGACCCTCGGCGTAGAAGGCGCAATCGACCAATGGCTGAAATCCTGATCTACGACGACATCGGCCCAGAGGAGTGGGGCGGGGTGTCGGCAAAGGCCGTCAAGGCGCAGCTCGACGCGATGCCGGAGGCCGACCAGATCGTGGTCCGCATCAACTCGCCGGGCGGCGACGTGTTCGACGGCTTCGCGATCTACAACCTGCTCAAGCAGCACCCGGCCCACATCACCGTCAAGGTGGACGGCATGGCGGCCTCGGCTGCGTCGGTCATTGCGATGGCTGGCGACACCATCGAGATGGCCTCCAACGCTCGCATGATGATCCACAACCCGTGGACGCTCGCTGTGGGCGACTCGGCGGAAATGCGGAAGAAGGCCGAACTGCTCGACCAGATCAAGGAATCCATCGTCGCGACCTACAAGGCGCGCGTGAAGATGGAGGAGGCCGACATCGCCGAAGCGATGGACTCCGAATGGTGGTTCGGCGCCAAGGCTGCCATCGAGCATGGCTTCGCCGACGCCGAGTCCGGCGCTGCCAAGGCCATCAATAACACCGCGAAGCCGTGGATTCGCAATGCGCCCGTGGAGCCTGTCGCTCCCGAGCCGCCTGCTGTCCCCGAGTTCCGCATCGCTGCCCGCCAGCGGTTCCCCATTAGCTAAGGGCGGACGCCCCAGCTAAACGCCAACGGCGGACGCCTGAGGCAATCAACCAAGCCGCCGAGAGGCGGTTTTTTTGTGCCCGAAAGGGCGTCCAACTGAGACAACCCCAAATGATCGACAACAAGCTGCTGGCCGAACGCGGCCAGTGCATCGAAGCCATGCGCGCATTGCTGAACCGCGCCGAGGCAGAAGGCCGCGATCTGTCGGCCGACGAGCAGGCCGAGTACGGCCGCCACGAAGCCCGTCAGACCGAGATCGGCAACCTCGCCAAGCGCGCCGAGAAGTTCGGCCAGCTCGACGCGGAAGTGGGCCAGGCGGTGAACACCGTCACCAAGCTCGCCGTCGCGGCGGATGGCCGCAAGGACTTCCGCAACAGCGCCGAATACAAGGAAGCCCTCGATGTCGTGCTGCGCCGTGGTTCGGCGGGCATTCTCGACCCGCGCATCCACAACGCCCTTCAGGTCGGCACCAACTCCGAGGGCGGCTATGTCGTCCCGCAGGAGTTCGAGACGACCCTGCTGGAAGCCCTCCAGGACATCAATGAGATCCGCAACTACGTCTCGGTGATCTCGACGGCCTCGCAGCACCACATCCCGGTCGAATCGACGCTCGGTTCAGCGGCGTGGACGGCGGAAGAAGCGGCCTACAACGAGTCCGATGCGGCGTTCAACCGCGTCACGCTGAACGACTACAAGGCCACCACGATCATCAAGGTGTCCGAGGAGCTGCTCCGCGATTCGTTCTTCGACATGCAGGGCTACCTGGCCCGCAACTTCGGCAAGCGGTTCGGCATCCTTGAGGAAGCCGCGTTCGTCAACGGCGACGGCTCGGCCAAACCGACCGGCATCGTGCCGGGCGCGTCGCTGGGCAAGACCGCTGCGGGCACCGCCGCGATCACCACGGACGAACTGATCGACCTGTATCACTCGCTGAATCGTCCGTACCGTAAGAACGCGGTGTGGATGATGGCCGATGGCACCGCCAAGCTGATCCGCAAGCTGAAGGACACCACCAACCAGTACCTCTGGCAGCCGGGCCTTGTGGCCGGTCAGCCGGACACGCTGCTGGGTCGTCCGGTCATCGTGTCCAACTCGATGCCGGCCGCGACCACGGGCCTGAAGTCGGTGGTGTTCGGTGACCTGTCGTACTACACGGTCGCCGACCGTCAGGGCGTCACCGTACAGCGTCTGAACGAGCTGTACGCCGCCACCGGCCAGGTGGGCTTCCGCGCCTTCAAGCGCACCGACGGCAAGGTCACGCTGTCGGAAGCCATCAAGTACCTGATCCAGGCGTAAGACCTCGGCGGGGTCGGGCTTCGGCTCGGCCCCGCTTTTTGGGAGGCGATATGGCAGTTCGCATGTTGTGTGCAATGGCCGGCGACGACTTCTCGGTCGTGGCGGGCGAGAAATACGAATCGGACGCGGCCCATGAGGCGCGGCTGATTGAGGCCGGCTTGGCAGAGCCGTGGGTGGAGGAGGGCGAGAAGCCCGCCCCGAAGGCCAAGAAGCAGAAATGATCCTTTCCCGCGTCACCGCGCCTGTCGCGACGCCTGTCTCTCTGACCGAGGCCAAGGCGCACCTGCGCGTCACCGGCACCGATGAGGACACGACGATCCAGATGTACCTCGACGCAGCCGTCGCCCATGTGGACGGCGCGGAGGGCTTGCTGGGGCGCTGTCTCGTGACGCAGGAGTGGGACTACACGATCAACCGCTTCCCGTGCCGCGTGCCGCATCACCCCGGGCGCACTTGGAACGCAATCGACGTGCCGTTGCCGACGCTACAGAGCGTCACCAGCGTGAAGTATTACGACCCGGACGGTGTGCAGCAGACGATGGACCCGGCCGGCTACATCGCCAGCGGGCAGCAGATCGTGCCTGTGGACGCATGGCCGGACTACGACACCACGCGCCCCGGCGCGGTCACGGTGCGGTTCACGGCCGGCTACGGCAACGCGACGGCGGTGCCTGCGGCAATCAAGGCCGCGATCCTGCTCTACATCGGCGACCTGTACGCCAACCGCGAGGCGCAGGGCGAGCAACTGTTTGCCAATGACGCGGCGCGCCGCCTGCTCGCCCCATTCCGGAAGGTGCGGGTGTGAAGGCGGGTTCGCTGCGGTCCTACATCACGCTCCAGACGCGCGACAGCGGCACGGACGACGCCGGCCAGCCGATACAGACGTGGACGACGCTCGCCACGGTATGGGCGGACATCCGCGGCGCGAACGGGCTGAACACCATCAAGGCGTCGCTGGATGGCGTGGAGATCAACGCCTACAGCTTCCGCATCCGGTATCGCACGGACGTGGATGCCGCCAAACGCGTGGTGTACGGCGGCCAGAACTACGACGTGAAGCAGGTGCGGCACGACTTCGCGCGGAAGGAGTGGACGGATCTCATTTGCGAGGTCGGCGGCAATGACGGTTAGCGCCAAGCTCGACGTGTCCGGCTGGACGAAGGCGCTGGACAAGTTGGCCGGCGAGAAGCGCGTCAGCCTCGCCCGCTCCATGTGCGTGGCGGGCGGCGAAGTCCTGCGCGACGAGGCCAAGTTGCTGGCTCCGGTCAAGGACGGCGTGCTGAAGGACGCGATCTACCTCGCCTACAAGGACGCGCTGTCGGGCGAGTCGCGGCAGGTGTATTCGGTGAGCTGGAATCACCGCAAGGCTCCACACGGCCACCTGATCGAGTTCGGCCACTGGCAGCCCTACAAGGTCGTCAAGTTGCCAAACGGTGACTGGTTCACCACCAAGGAAAAGCTGCCGAGTCCGAAATGGATCTCGGCCAAGCCGTTCCTGCGGCCGGCCTACGACATCGCGAAAGAGCGCGCCGTGCAGGCCATGATCGAGCGCGGCAAGCAGCGCCTGCCGGAATTGCTGGGAGAAGACAGTGGGGATTGAGGCCAGCATCAAGACGGCGCTGGCGTCGATTGCGGGCGGGCGCGTGTATCCCGACACGCCACCGGACAACCCGACGTTCCCGTGCATCGTGTACCAGCAAGTCGGCGGCGATGTCATCAACCCGCTGGAATGCACCGACCCGAACCTCGACAACGCCCGCATCCAAGTATGGGTGTGGGCAAAGACGCGCCTGGAAGCGTCCAGCGTCATGCGTCAGGTCCGCATCGCGCTGACAGGATCGCTGAAAGCCTATGCGCTCGGCGCTCCGGTATCCGATTACGTTGAAGAATTGAAGAACTACGGCAGCCGTACCGATTTCAGCATCTGGTACGCGCCATAAGAAATGTCCCTACGGCGCGCCTAGCAAGGCGTGGCGACACCTGTGTGCGACGGGCAGCGGGGCGAGGCAACCGGTGAAGGACGCGGGCGGTACCGCCCAAAGTCCCTGACGGGTCCGGTGAAGGCTAATGGCGGCGAGGATCAATCGCCGCTCATGCCCTGACGGGCTGGGCTAACTACTGTCGCAGCTATTTCGAGGCCCGCCATTGCGCGGGCCTTCTCGTTTCAAGCCCCGACTAGCCCTCGTCGTGAGACGCGCGAAATCGGGCACCTGTTTGGCCCCGGTCTGCGGACCCGTGCCAACCCGCAATCGGAATACGCGATTCCGAGCAGACCGCCGTGAGGCGGCCTTTCCCATCGAGATGGAACAACACAAATGGCATACACGATCGCGAATGGCTCGACCATTCATATCGGCTCGGCGGTCGGCTCTTCGCTGACTGTCACCGTTGCTACGAACGCCTCCCCGTGCGTGATGACCTCGACGGCCCACGGCCTGTCGAACGGCGACTACATCATCGTGACCTCGGGCTGGTCCCGCGTCACCGACAAGGTGTGGCGCGTCGCCAACGTCACCGCCAACACGTTCGAGCTGGAAGGCAGCAACACCAGCGACACGACCGTCTACGCGGCCGGTTCGGGCACGGGCTCGGTCAAGAAGGTCACGACCTGGACCCAGCTCACGCAGGTGCTGTCGGTCAGCTCACAGGGTGGCGAACAGCAGTACGCGACCTATCAGCCGCTGGAAGGCGACCGCGAAGTCCGCATCCCGACCGTCAAGAGCGGCGGCGGCCTCGACATCGAGGTTGGCGACGACCCGACGCTCGCGGGCTTCCAGGCGTTCATGACCGCCAACGACGCGCGCACCGCCTATGCGGTCCGCATCACGGCGGCCAATAGCGGCAAGTCGCTGTTCTACAGCTACATCTCGGCCGACAAGGTGCCGCAGATGAACGTCAACGACGTGCAGAAAGCGCGCATCTCGCTGTCGCATCTGAACGAAGCCGTGCGCTACGCGACCTAATGGACCGGGGAGGCCCGGTGCATTGGGCCTCCCCTTTTCCTGAAGGAGCAACACGATGTTCAAGATTCAAGCCAACCCCACCATTGACGCGAAGCTGACCCTCATCGGTCAGGGCCGTGAACAGGTGTTGGAGTTGACGTTCAAGCATTCCACCCGATCCGATTACCTTCAGTTGCTGTCGGATGTGCGCGAGGAAAAGCGCAAGCCCGAAGACGCGCTGGCGAGCCTGATCGAGAAGTGGAACGCCGATATGACCGTCTCGGCTGATGCAATGAAGGCGCTGGACGAACACCAGCCCGGCGCGCTCATGGCGATCCTCAATGCCTACGGTGACGCCTTGCTGGTATCGCGCAAGGGAAACTGATCGGCAGCGCCCGCGTCCTCCGCGACGGACTTCCGACGCCGGAGGACTTGGAGCAAGCGGGCCTCGCGCCCGAGGACTGCACGACGCCCAACGAGGACGGCGTGTATTACGACCTCGGCGACAAAGCGTGGCGCTGCCAGATATGGGAAGAAAACTGGCCCGCGCTCAGTTTGTACCTGCGACTGCATACGCAGTGGCGCGTCGGCTTCAGCGGTGCCGTAGGACTGGATTACAACGTCCTGTTCCACGAATTGGACCGGATGCACCTCGACCCCGATGACTACGACGACCTGTTCGGGTCCGTCCGCGTGATCGAAGAAACGATGCTGAACCCCAAGCCCGCCTAGTGCGGGCTTTTTCCTTTTTGAGAGTCCCATGACCGAAGAAAGCATCGGCACTGCCCGCCTAGATCTGGTGGCGGACACGTCCGAGTTTGTCGTCGGCGTGGAGGCTGCCAAGAAAGCGACGGCTGACCTTGGACGTGCGACGCAACAGTCCGCCAAGGTCGCGGCCGATGGCATTGCCAAGACCAACGCGGCGGCCCGGAGTACGGCCGATGCGATTCGCGGTTCGGCCAACGCGGTCGAACAGAACACGCGACGCCAAATCAATTCGCTCGAAAAGCTGGCCCGTACATACGGGCTGACCCGTGAGGAGCAGATCCGTTACCGGATCGAAACGCAGACCACGGGCGACGTACAGAAGCGCCTGCTGGCGATCTTTGACCAGCAGGTCGCGAAAGTTAACAGCAGCGGCCGCGCGCTCGATGCCTATGGCATGAGCGCCAAGCAGACCGCCGCTGCCTTGCGCGGAGTCCCGGCACAGCTCACTGACATCTTCACCGGCCTTGCCACCGGCCAGCGTCCGATCAACATCCTGCTCCAGCAGGGCGGTCAGTTGAAGGACATGTTCGGCGGCATCGTGCCGGCCATCCGTGCCGTTGGTGGCGCTGTTGCGGGCCTCATCAACCCGTTCACCCTGGCGGCGGCAGCGGTCATCGGGCTGGGAGTGGCGTGGAACAAGGCCAACGACGAAGCCGAGGCGTTCAACAAGGCGCTCATCCTGTCGGGCAATGCAGCAGGCCTGACACGCCAGCAGTTGGAAGGTGTCGCGGCCTCGATTGCGAACACGACCGACGCCACGCAGGGCAAGGTGTCCGAGGCGCTGGCGCAGGTGGCGGCGTCCGGGCAGTTCACCGCCAAGCAGATGCAGATGGTCGCGCAGGCGGCCGTCGAAATGCAGCAGGCGACCGGCCAGTCGATCGAAAAGACGGTGCAGGACTTCGCCTCGCTCAAGGGCGATCCGCTCGACGGCATCCTCAAGCTCAACGACGCGATTGGTGACGGCACCAACGTCGTCCGCTTCCTGACGCAAGCCCAGGCCGAGGAAATCGCCAAGCTCAAGGAGCAGGGCGACACCGCAGGGGCCACGGACCTGGCGTTCAAGGCGCTGTTCGATGGCATCAACTCGCGCGCTCCACAGGCTGCGCAACAGATGTCGCTGCTCGGCGGCGTGCTGCACACCATTTCGGTCGAGGCCAAGCAAGACCTCGACGCCATCGTCGGGTTCTTCCGGGGTGCGGACGAAGGCATCCGTAGCTTCATCCTCACCCACGAGAAGATGTTGCGGTCGGTAGGCAATGTGGCGGCGGCTTTGCCGGGCAACATCTTCGGCAACGCGCAGTTGGATGTCCTCAATTCGACCATTGACGCCGCCAAGCGCGCGTCCCGCCCGACCTTCTCCAATGTCACGGACGGGAGCGGCGCGGCGGACGCCTCCAAGATTCACGCCCGCGAAGAAGCGCAGCAGGAATTTGACCGGCTCGCCCTGAGCAACCTCAGCAAGCGCGAGAAGCTCGAAAACGAGATCAAGGACATCCGCGAGAAGGGGCTCGCGGCGGGCAAGTCCCAGCTTGCCATCGAGACGGCCGTGGCCAACGCCCGAGCCCGCTACGCCGAAAGCCAGAAGAAAGGCAACTCCGGCGCGGGCATTGAATCGGCCACGTCAAAGAATGCCATCCAGGCGTTCGAGGACCAGCTCAAGAAAGAACAGGGGCTGATCGCCAACCAGACGCAGGTGCTGGAGGCGAACTACGCCGCCCGCAACATCACGGTGGCCGCCTATTACAAGGAACAGAAGCGCCTCGCCCAAGAAAACACCGACGTGCAGGTCAAGGCGCTGGAGGGGGAGATCGCCGCGCTCAACGCCCGAAACGTCAAGGGCAAGGTGTCCATCGAGAACGCGACGCAGATCGCGCAGAAGGAAGCCGAGCTTGCCAAGGTCCGCGCCGATGGCGCAACCAAGCTGGAAGTCCTGAACATTCAGGAGGCCGCGCAACTCAAGCAGCGCCAGCAGTTGCTGACCTCCTACAACGACGCACTGAAGCAGACTGAGGACACGCTCAAGGACGAGCTGGACAACCAAGTCCTCCGCATCTCGATGGGCGAGCGCGAGTTCGAGATGCGCTCGCGGATCAACCAGATCCTGCGGCAGCAGTCGAAGGAATTGCTGGACTTGGCCCGCGCTCGCGACGCCGATCCGGCCAACGCCGACCTGTACGACAAGCAGGCCGCCGCACTGGAAGCCTCCGTGCAGCGCCAGGTGCAGGCCGTGCGCGACGGCTACAAGGCCATGTCAGAGGCGCAGGCGAACTGGTCGAACGGCGCGATCAAGGCGTTCACCGACTACGCGGACGCCGCCAACGACGTGGCGGGACAGACCTACGGCATCTTCTCGGATGCCCTGCATGGTCTGGAGGATGTCTTCGTTGACTTCTTCACCAAGGGCAAGGCGGACTGGAAGGGCTTTTTTGACGGCATCGCGGCCGAGATCACCCGGTTCGTGGTCCGTCAGCAACTGAGCAAGCTCGCGCAGAAGTTCCTGCCGGGCCTGACGGGCGATCAGGGCGATTCCTCGGCCAGCGCCCTGTCCGGTGCAGCGGGGCAGCTCGCGGCGTCCGCGACGCCGTTGTATGGCGCGGCGGCGGCCCTGAGCGCGTCTGCGTCCGCCTTGGCTGCGGCCGGTGGCGCTCAGGGCATCAGCGGCGGTGCCACCACGGGCGGCAGCGGCGGTTGGATCGATGCGCTGTTCTCCCTGTTCTCCAGCGGTGGCGGCGAGCAGTGGTACGCCAACGGCGGCGCGTTCTCGCGAGGGCAAGAAGTCCAAGCGTTCGCCTATGGCGGCGTCGTCTCCAGTCCGACCAATTTCGGCATGTCCGGTGGCCGCCTCGGATTGATGGGCGAGGCGGGCCCCGAAGCCATCCTGCCATTGCATCGCGGTCCTGACGGAAAGCTCGGCGTGCGGATGGAAGCGGCGAACGAGCCGCAGCGCACCGGCCCGACCGTCGTCCAGCAGACGGTCCTCGTGCAGGGCCGCATCGACTCCCGCACCGCTTCCCAATTCGCGCAGGCGACCGCCCGCGAACAGAACCGCGCGTCCTCCCGGAATCGCTAACCCATGACGATCATCGCGACCCGCCTCTCCGCGAAGGTAGAGGCGGGGTTCTCGGCTGTCGTGGGCTTTTCCACGCGCGTGGTCGAGCTGAAAACCGGCTACGAGCGCCGCAACGCCAACTGGCTCAATC